CTACGATAACCGCGCATTCAATATAGCTACCTGTTCGTCGTTCATGTCATCAATCCACATACCGTAAATTTCATACACCATCTGCGCAGTTTCATGCCCCATCTGGCTGGCTATAAATGCCGGGTTCGCTCCTGCCGTCAACAGCCAGCAGGCAAAAGTATGTCGCGTATGGTACGGATTACGGCGGCGAATACCAGCACGTTTTACTGCTGCATTCCATCTCGCACTCAAACTGCTTACCGAGTAATAAGGTTTCTGTTTTCCGTTACACATCCTGGGCATGAAAACAAAATGCAGTTTTTGCTTTTCGGTTCTGCCGTACTCCCGATGATAAAAAGTGATTTCGCTTTTGCGATGATGCCCGGTCAGTTTGTATTGCTCCTTCAGTGCTTCAAGAGCTGGCTGTAGTAATGTTACCGTCCGGATCCCGGCATTTGTTTTTGGGGGACCGAACATATCAAGTATCGTCAGGTTTCTTCTGACATTCACAATTCCCTTCTCGAAATCCACATCCTCCCACGCCAGAGCTGCCAGTTCCCCGTGACGAAGCCCGGAGTAAACGGCAAATTTCCACAAGTTTTGGCTCTGTCCTTTTTCACTTTCCATTAATGCATTGAATTCTGTTTTAGATAACGGGTCAGGCTTTATTCTGTTTCGCTGTAATTTTTTTACTCCTTCAAATGGTTTGGTTGATATAAATCCCGACTGATACGCAAAACGTAACAGCGAACAGAGCAGGGCGATATAGTTATCAACTGTGCGCACGGTTCTTCCTTTTTTGTTGGATCTTGGATTATCCAGGTAAAGCGTTTCTCCATGCAGCAGTTCATTCCGGTAGTTTAAGATATCGCTATAACGAATATATGATATCGGGGTACTTTCACAAATTATTATTCTGAGTGTTTTTAATTGTGATTTCGTTTTCTTCATTGTGTTTGTTGTTAACTCTGTCTCTTTAATTTTTGTCCAGATATCACAAAGCTCCCCGAACGTTTTTATGACTCTCGTTGTCACCATTTTTGCCCCAGTGCTGGACTGGGGAAAACGTCTTAAATACTCAAATTCACCGGAGTTTATTTCATGAACTATCAGCGCTCTTAAATTTCCGGCCTTTTTAATATTACTGTTTGTAATCTCCCAGCCTTTTAATGTTTCCCGACATCGTTTTCCTCGAAACATGAACCAGATGCGAATGTTTCTACCTCTAATCTCGACACCTGTTGGTAATTTAGACATATCATGAGTCTTTGATAAACTGATTTATCTTTGGATAGTTGTACCAGATAATCCCTCGTTTGCTGTCTGGCTTACCTAAAGGAGATACTCGTTTGAAGTGGAAGCCCTCCACCCAACAGTTCTGGCGGTATGCTTCAATTTGTCTGGCCCCCAGACCAGTGCGAAGCATCAGGCCGTATTCAACCATCCACTCTTCATTAAAGATTACTTGTGCCATCGCATCACCTCTGGCAGGCGCCAATGTTAGACTGAAATTGACGCCCGATGTTGATTATTAATAATCAGCTATGAAGTTTTAATTTGAATACAATGCAATTCACGAGGACTGAAGTTGCTCGCAATTAAAATTTATCAGTTTTACTTTCTGCTCTCTGGAAACGCCTGCTTCTTTTTTACCTGAGAGCATTTTTTCGCATTCTGATTTGGTTAATTTTGTTTTTGAGTACCTTGTCCAGTTAGTAGGAGTGCCACCTTCCTTTTCAATAGTGGCGGTAATTTTATACATGAACACCTCCATTATTATTTCCAGTGGTTCGTTTATTCCATCGTTCGAGTGCTTCTTTTTCACTTCCACCATAGCCGGTTCGGGATTCGCATCCGTTACACTTCGCGCGGTAATATCCTGAAATGGCTTTCACCGTTACTGATGGACAACCACAAAAAGGGCATGGTTTGACTTTTTCATACCGCATTGTCTTTTCTCTCATAAAATAAAATTTTGTGATGGCGGTGAGGCTACACCGCCAAAGTCAATATCAGGAGCCGATATATTCTGGTTTCATATCTGTCAGTGTCGTTTTATACGCCTCATATAATTCACCCAGATGTGGCCGGGCAGCATTCAGCGTATTTTCCAGAGCAGTAAATTTTTGTTCTGCTTCTGGATCACCTGAAGAAGGTAGGTCATTTATCATCTTCTCAATACGGGCAATAGCATTGAGACGGTGATGACGCTGAACCACTTTGCCTTTAAGTTCTGTGTAGAGAGCGCCAAGTGTATTTTTATGATCTTCCACTTCCTGGCGAAGTGCTGTTGTTTCTCCGGTGCTTTGTGCCTGCTCAATACGTTCACGGAAAGCACTGATCCAGTTTTCCCCGGCATCCTGCTCAATAATTGTTGTTTCACGTTCCGCACGGCAGGCGGATGTGTTTTTATGTTCCTGAACCGGATTAATGATTTTTTCCTGTGGTTCGTCCAGTTCGTCCCGGGTGTACACTCCAAGAATCACTTCAGGGCAATAAAGGCGCGCCCAGCGTTTCAGAGCCAGATAGGCAAGCTGCTGGCGAGGATCATCGGCCCATAACGTTGAGTTACGTGTTCTGGCCTGCGCCAGAAGTAACTCCAGTACGCGTGGCTTGCTCTCTCCGCGTAGTGTTGCCTGGACGCGAACACCGATCCCGTTTTCATCGGCCAGCTTCCAGCCAGGTACACGATATTCTTTCCCCTTGTCGTTCTTCCTGATTTCAAATTTCCCGATAATTTTTTCCCACGGCCCGAACCAGTCATATTCAATACGCCCGGTTAGCGGCCCACGAGTACTGATTACGGCATTAACCAGTTGCGCTTCATATCCGAGCACACCATTCACAACGAAAGTTTTCTGAGCTACTGCGTAAGGGTTCATTTGCCACTGCATCGCCTGCATGGTGATGGCCATGCAGTCTGATGGATTTCCCCGGAGGTGTTCCGGTACAGTAGCCATGCCGGAAGCCATTACCTGAGAAAATGTCTGAATTGCAGCCAGGGACTGAGGGCTGAAAACCGCAACATTAGAGTTAATATTTTCTTGTTGAGTTAATTCGTTCATTGTGTCCTTCCTCAGATGCTCAGTGCTTCAAGACGACGAAGATCAAAGTCGTTTAATTCGTCGGTATAACTTTCGGTAATCGGTGCTGGCCAGTTGTTTGTCTCCAGAGCTTCATTTATCTGTCGTAGCGTCCGGCGATATTCCTGTCGACCAAGTTCCAGGAGTTCCTGCGAGGCTTCCACGACGGCCACCCAGTGATAGCCAGCATCTTTGTTGACGAAGATCCAGAAAAATTTGTCCAGGTTTGCCACATCGCAATACATTGCTGCGCTGAGGTGATAATCACGCTCAATAATTTCACGGTGCAGGCGATCTTTCAGTCGTTCCTGTCGCACATAACCGAGGCTGACTGACTTCACGTCGGCGCAAATGCTTTCGTATGGCAGCCGGATTTCGATATCAGGACGGACCCTGATTTCCAGCCCGGTTTCTTCATCAAACCCGAAATAGCTGATTTCAGATTTGCGATCCGGGTGGTTGAGTAGCCTTGCTGCATCGGTATTGTTTTGCAGTGCAGCGTGAATATTTTTTGCCTGTTCATACATATCCGGACTGATAAACGTTTTCCCGGCGTTTTCTTCTTGCTGGCGTTTTTGCCAGTCTTCCAGTGTCACCAGTTCCGGGCGAATTTTCCGTGCGATTTCGGTTAATTGCTCTTTTGTGCCACTGATGTTGTAAGGCAAAGATTTAGCACGTTCTTTTTTTGCCAGTTCTGGATCTACAGTTTCAATTTGCTCCAGAAGTTGCTCCCGTGATCCACTGGTTTTCAACAGAGGAGGGAGGTTTGCGTTGTATTCTTTAATACAGGCTTTCATTGCTGATGCTGTGTGTTTTTCCCCCTCAGGAATACGCCGGAATTCCTCCGGAAGCGAACAGTAAAGGATGCCTGTTTCTTCGGCCCCGGCACTTACCGACAGTGGCTGTATAAGAGTGCTGTTGTAGCTTTCGATCCACTCTTTCATCTGCTCTGGTGTCATCGGTGCTGGCAGACTGGCATTGTGTTTTTTAATGATGGCGATCAGTTCGTTAGAAGTAGTAACCACATATTCAGGAACCGGTACCGGAATGGCATACTCATCAGCGAATTTATCCGTTTCCAGAACATAGCTGTGAATAATCCGCCCACGCAGCAATGCATCACTTTCCTCGCCCGGAATAGTTCCGGCAATGTGCCGTCCGTGGTAATACATCAGGCTGATGCGGGCATCCTTCAGCATTGTGCTGCTTATTCCGTTGGCGGAGTGATAAACCTCGTTCGGGAGGTTTTCATAGCGGCCTGGCTCGAAATATGACGGCCACATGATTTCAGTTTCTACAGGTGCTGTCGCTTCACCAGCTTCATCACTGCAATCGCAATGCGGATTGCTGCCAGCGTTCTCCTTGTGCGGATGTTCAGCGCCTTCCATTTCCTCCGGATCATTTTCCTTAGCTTCAACCTGATTCTCTTCATCGAATGTTTCCTGGTATGTTGCGTCGCCCATTACCGCACCACAGTCAGGGCAGTTATCCCCGTCAGTCTGACCGCAGGCGGCGCAGACTTTTTCCGGTTCCTGTTGCGCTTCTGGTTCATTTTGTCGCGCATTTTGGCCGTTTTGTTCCGATTTTCGGTCGTTCTGTTCCGTTTTTGGCTGATGCTGGTACACAGAATCGCGGGTCTGGATCCCCTTAACCCATTTCGGATCATTCGGGGCGCTAATCCCTTCAACAAATTCTCCGCGATAGGCAGCCAGTAATTTGTCTGCATCGACAGGATTTTTGGGCGGAATGTTTTTCCGGGCTTCATGGAGTTCTGCCCGCAGTTTCTGATATTTCGCATCAACAGAATTTACCTGTGACTGAGCATCCAGCGGCTGCGTGTCATGATGATGTTCAGTTGCATCCGGTTCCACTGTTTCAGCCGTTGCCTGTTCATCTGCCATTGCGCAAGATGGTTGCGGTTTTTCTTCATCATCCTGTTTTTCTTCTTCTGTTACACGCTGCGGCATCGGGGCAGAGGAGCGACCGCAGGCAATATCCACGATTTCCGGATCAGGGTTGGCATGATCGGTTTCAGTCAGTACTTTGTTCAGATATTCAGTGACGTGCGCGGGGATGACCTCGATCCCAATTGGTGCTTCTTTCACGGACGCAACCACGATGGCGCGGGAATAATCCAGCCCGCCAGGCATGGTGATGAATTTGTCGCGGAAAACAGAAAAGGGCGGTTTATTTTCAGCGATAATTTCCTCAATGCGTTTAGCGTGTGCCGGATGAAGGTTATAGATGTCCACGTCCATTGAACGGGCCAGTACGCCAGTGGCTACATCGCGCGCCAGTGACGTCAGATCGTGGACGAAACCTTCGCCGCGATCGGTGAGGTTCCCGCCGCCAGCATTAGCACCGGAAGCCGTGCGAGTGATGCGTGAAACACGATTCCCTTTTCGCCATTCTTTTGTCAGAAGACCGCGATCAATGTGTTCGGTATCCAGCCAGGCTGAAATGAAATTCTTAAATTCATAGGGCTGATGTTTTTTCGTGATAGAGAAAACTGCCTTAATTGCATCAGTCAGGCGGAGCAGGGCGGCATTATCCAGAGTTGTCGGTTCTGCCATGCCGCGTATGGCCAACAGCAGATTCTGGACATAGCTGTTTTCCTGATCCATCTCAAGAGCAGTGATGTGTTCGCGTTGTTCACGGGTGGCATGATGCAGGTATTTCCGATCCCCGGCCGCATACGTAAAAATGTGCAGAAGACGCTGTGTGAACCGCAAAGTGGCTACAGAGACTTCGCAATCCTGGCAATCCCCGTGGGCGTCTGCCTGCGCGTTTTCTTCCTGGCCCCCCGCCAGTTCTTTGGTTTCCTGAGCATTATCATGGTGGTGAACGTCGTCTGGCGCTGCTCCCGGTTTTAGTTCCCAGGTCATGGAGTCTTTGCTGAGTTGATAGCGTTCACTCCAGGTAAAATCGATCTCACCTTCAGGGGGAAGGTCATTAACGACAGGAAAATTCGTGGCAACAGCTTTAAAATAACTGCTCAGTTTTTTACCTGACTTAACGATCAGGTAGTCCAGAGTGGCACAGGTCGATTCAAAATCGTCGCTTGCCCACAGGACGACGTCAGGTTCACCGGATGATTTTTTCGCTTTCCGTAACAGGAAGAGTGGTTTTGTGCTCATTGTTTTTTAACCTCAACTCAGATTAAAATTCGTTTTGTTCAGTGAATGATCTTGCCGGATACACACTGTTCATAGCCTGCGCCATACGCAGGCTATTTCTTTCAGATTTCACCGTTTAATTTCATTGCAATCAGAGTTGCCAGAAATCCGGCTTTTTTTTCTGCGGGCAGATTCTTTCCGATGTGAACCAGGCACATTTTTGTGACACCTTCATCAAGTGTTTTTACGTTGCCTGATGGACCGTCGATATCAACCACAGTGAATGGGGTTTCTTTATTTTCTGTTTTAATCACGTAGCCAATACGCTTTCCTTCCAGATTAACCTCGTGAACAATGTCATCGGTAGTTACAACAGTGGCTTCATAATTGGTAATCATGTTTTTCTCCTTAATTAAGGTTGAGCGAATCCCTGCCATTGCTGGCATAAATTCAGTTTCGAATAGTCAGTTAATTAAAGTTCGTGTGCCATCTGGTCTTTTTCGGCACATATTTCACTACAATATTTTTTCATTTCCGTCGTTGGGATAACTCCACGCATGAAATGAAGTGGTTTTGTAATGCTTTTGCTTTTTTCAACTTCTTTATTGCAAAGGTGGTAAGCACATTTTATTTTCTTAGTCATCACCATGACTCCGCCTTTACAGGTAAACCATCACGACCGAGGAAGACTTTAATCATGCAGTCAGTAATGCATGTTTTTGTGGTCAGGTTACGAATATAAAGTTTTCGCTTTTTAATATTGTTTGCCGAGGCAATATATGTCCGGCCTTCATGAAGAACATAATCGCCAGGAGTCACACACTGACGTGGTATTTCATCAGTTCCGAAGTGATGTGCAATCATAATTATCTCCATTTTTACAAATGAACTTTGTTGATGCGGTGCCTGGTGCCTCCAGGTGACTGCAACCAGTTAACAATTACAGTCGGCTTTCCCACCCAAACCAATAAGGACTAACATGACTTTTAACTGTGCCGCGTGCGCTTAGCCGCATTCACCGCATCACAAAATTCACTTTAAAAAGGGCGGGCATCAGTCGAACTTCAAGAAAAAACCGATGCCGCCAAAGACTACACACAGCAATGTCGTTATTCACAACCGGAGGCGCACTCCCACCATTTAAATTTAACAGACAAGACCGACTCTTTATGGATATCGGAAATGCGCCTTCGTGTTGTGCCCGGTTTTATTTCACCACCTCCGGGCTTCGGTGGTTTTCGTTATTCCCCAACAGCGAAAATTAGGTTAATCTGAATATCCCCCAACAGATGGAAGGATTTTTCTATGCTCGAAAATCAGACCTTGAAGGTTGCCTGCCCTGATTGCGGCAGTGAGATGCTCAAGCGGCCCGATGATTTTGACTTTGACACTAATTTCGTTGGCGTTAGTTGTGCCGAATGTGGTCGAGAAATCACTAAGGACGATGTTATTAAGCAAGGAAAAAATGTAGTTCAGAAACAAGTCAATGACATGCTCCGGAACACCCTCAAAGGCAGCGGGTGGAAGTTTAAATAACCCATGTATCGCACTAAAGTGTTCCGTTACTTCTGTAGCGTCTATGGTAAGTTCGATAGGCGCTATTTTCACTCCCGTCATACATCACCTCAAATCTTTTCCCTTAACGCCGGGTGGCGGAACTAACTGCTGCACTGCAAAATTTGAATCCCGCCGTCATGTTCATACGCCTCGGGCTGGCTACTTAACCCCTGACCACTGCCTGGTAACTCGAAGTATTGCCTGGCGTTCTGTGGGGCGGGGTGGGTGGTATGCTGGAACTATAGGTAATGCCTAATTGATTGTCAATAGGCTATGCCTAATGTTTTGATCGTAACCTAATAGGTGATGGCGACTGGAGAAAGTGATGGGGGGGGTTAAATAACGGAATCCAGGAGTTTTCCGTCAGACCATATAAGTTTAAGTTCCAGTTTTTGTGATGTTCTGGCTTTTCCGTTCAGATTCTAGAGCTTTCAGATACTTACCCACTTTCATTTCCATCGCTGCTATGTAGGCGCGAACATCGTGGTCAACCCAATCTGGTTCTGTAGCATTTCCAGATAACAGGAAAGCTACAATCGCTCTTATTTCATCAGAGGCTGCTTGATAAAGGTTGTTTATATCTAAAAGTTCACTTTTTGTATCTGGATTGGTGGGGGTTGGTATGGGGTATTCGTTAAGCCCCCAATGCTCTGGACCAACAACATCAGCAAAGAAACGCCATAATTCTGGAAGTTTATCTTTACTTATGGAGCCTTTCTTAATCCAGTCATAGATTGATGGTGGTTGGACTTTGAAGTGGCGTGCGACCTCCGCCTTTGATTTGACGGATCCCGATGCGATTTTTTTGTTAATGGCCTGCTCTATCGCTCGGCCTAAGTCTTTACCACTAAGCATTGCTTAATATTCTCCTATGCTCATTGCATTAGGCAATCCCTACTCTCATTGTATTAGGCATAGCCTATTGACATTTGTATTAGGCGTCGCCTAATATCTCTGTGTGTTTTTGGAGTTCATTCGATGAAAAAAGAGAACTATTCATTCAAGCAAGCTTGTGCTGTTGTCGGTGGGCAAACAGCAATGGCTAGGCTTTTAGGTGTATCACCTCCAAGCGTAAATCAATGGATCAAAGGGGTACGTCAATTGCCTGCCGAGAGATGTCCAGCAATTGAACGTGCAACAAGAGGTGAGGTGCTGTGCGAAGAACTTCGTCCTGATATTGACTGGTCATATTTACGACGTTCGGCATGTTGTTCGCAGAATATGTCAGTGAAGCAACTAAATGACAGTAACAAATCCTCATTTGATCATACCTGAAACATCAAGAGGCAAATGATTCATGAAAATCAAGCATGAGCACATCGAATCAGTGTTGTTTGCCCTGGCAGCCGAAAAAGGGCAGGCATGGGTAGCCAATGCAATTACTGAAGAATATCTGCGCCAGGGGGGCGGCGAATTGCCCCTGGTACCAGGCAAGGACTGGAACAATCAGCAGAATATCTATCACCGTTGGTTGAAAGGTGAAACGAAAGCGCAAAGGGAAAAAATTCAGAAACTGATCCCTGCGGTTCTGGCAATTCTTCCGCGCGAGCTGCGTCACCGACTCTGCATCTTCGATACCCTGGAACGCCGTGCATTACTGGCGGCGCAGGAAGCGTTGAGTACGGCAATTGATGCGCATGATGATGCAGTCCAGGCCGTTTACCAGAAAGCGCATTTCAGCGGCGGCGGGTCTTCCGACAATTCTGTCATTGTTCATTAAGCAAAAGTTTCCATGCTGTTTGTGCTTATTCTAAGCCACCGGGCAGCATCATACGGGGCAATTATGGCCGCATTACCATACATGCAACTGTACATAGCTGATTACCTGGCTGACACCATGCATTTGTCAGCAGAGGAGCATGGTGCGTATTTGTTGCTGATGTTCAATTACTGGCAAACAGGAAAGCCAATACCTAAAAACAGGCTGGCAAAAATTGCCCGTCTGACTAACGAGCGATGGGCTGATGTTGAACCATCCTTGCGGGAGTTTTTTTGCGATAACGGCGAGGAATGGGTGCATCTTCGGATTGAGGAAGATCTGGCATCAGTCAGGGAAAAATTAACCAAAAAATCAGCCGCAGGAAAAGCATCGGTTCAGGCCAGAAGAAGCAGAAAGGAAGCAGATGTTCAAACAAAACAAGAGAGAAATTTAACAGGTGTTCAAACAGATGTTGAAGTGGTGTTTGAACATGATGTCAACACAAAGGCAACTAATAAAGATACAGATAAAGATCTAAAAACAGCTCCCCCCCTAAATCCCCCCCGGGGGAATCGAGGTGTCAAAAAGTTTGACCCTCTGGATATTGCTTTGCCGAACTGGATTTCTGTCTCGCTTTGGCGTGAGTGGGTTGAATTTCGCCAGGCATTGCGAAAACCGATTCGAACGGAGCAGGGCGCTAACGGGGCGATACGGGAGCTGGAAAAATTCCGCCAGCAGGGTTTTTCACCTGAGCAGGTGATTCGACACAGCATCGCCAATGAATACCAGGGCTTGTTCGCGCCGAAAGGTGTTCGACCTGAGACGTTACTCCGACAGGTTAACACCGTCTCGTTACCGGATAGTGCGATCCCGCCAGGCTTCAGGGGGTAACTGACCATGAAAAATATTGCGACAGGCGGCGTTCTGGAACGTATCCGCAGACTGGCCCCGCCACATGTAACCGCGCCATTCAGGACGGTGGCTGAGTGGCGCGAGTGGCAACTTGCAGAAGGCCAGAAACGTTGTGAGGAGATCAACCGTCAGAATCGTCAGTTGCGGGTGGAAAAAATCCTGAATCGCTCCGGCATCCAGCCGTTGCACCGCAAATGCTCGTTTGCGAATTACCTGGTGCAGAACGACGGCCAGCGATACGCGTTGAGCCAGGCGAAATCTATCGCTGATGAACTGATGACCGGGTGTACAAATTTTGCGTTCAGCGGAAAACCTGGTACCGGAAAAAACCATCTGGCGGCGGCAATCGGGAATCGCCTGCTGAAAGATGGCCAGACAGTGATTGTGGTTACCGTGGCTGATGTCATGAGTGCTCTACACGCCAGCTATGACGACGGGAAATCAGGCGAAAAATTTTTGCGGGAACTGTGCGAAGTGGATCTGCTGGTTCTTGATGAAATTGGCATTCAGCGTGAGACAAAAAACGAGCAGGTGGTGCTGCATCAGATTGTTGATCGCCGGACAGCGTCGATGCGCAGCGTGGGGATGCTGACAAACCTGAACTATGAGGCCATGAAAACATTGCTCGGCGAGAGGATTATGGATCGCATGACCATGAACGGCGGGCGATGGGTGAATTTTAACTGGGAGAGCTGGCGTCCGAATGTCGTCCAGCCAGGAATTGCGAAGTGATTTTTACCGGGAGGAAATTTTAATGGAGACTGTTTTTGACGCACTGAAAGCAATGGGAAAAGCCACGTCGGTAGAACTGGCTGCGCGACTTGATATCAGTCGTGAAGAAGTGTTGAACGAGCTGTGGGAACTTAAAAAGGCTGGCTTCGTTGATAAAAGCGTATACACCTGGCGTGTGGCTGATAACAACGTTCAGCAGGAACAGGCAGAGCAGGCAGAACTGCCGGAAGAAACCACCACGGCAACAGTAGCGAAAATCTCAGAGTGCGATTTAACCGCGACGATTGAACAACGTGGCCCACAAACGGCGGATGAACTGGCTACGTTTTTCGGCACCACATCACGCAAAGTGGCTTCAACGCTGGCAATGGCAATCAGCAAAGGCCGTCTGATTCGCGTTAATCAGAACGGTAAATTTCGTTACTGCATGCCGGGCGATGATTTACCAGCAGAGCCGAAAGCTGTATCGGTAACGGAAACTGATGGTAAAGCCTTTCCTCAACTAGCAGGTGTTGCGTTACCAGTACAGGAGGCTGCAACACAGGAAGATATTAAAACAGAAACTGTGGCGGACATTGTGCAGTCGTTGCCACCGTTCACCGAAACGCAAGCGGATGACCTGGTTTTACCATCGCTGCATATGGCAAATCGCGAACTGCGTCGGGCGAAAAGTCATGTCCAGAAGTGGGAGCGTGTCTGCGCCGCGCTGCGGGAGCTGAATAAGCACCGGGATATTGTTCGACAGATTGTTGATTCCTCCAGTCGTATTGTGTCGGAAAAGTGATTGCCGGAGGCGCTTATGGCAAAAGTATTTACACAAGAAGAGCGGGAAAAAATTAAGGGGAAGGTTGTTGAGCTCGTGCGCCAGAGTGGGCGCGAGACGTTACGACAACTGGAAGCTAAGACAGGTGCGACAAGATATCTGATGAGTGTTCTTGCCAGAGAGCTGGTTGCCAGTGGCGATTTATACAACTCCGGCTACGGGTTATTTCCGTCTGAACAGGCACGTAAGGACTGGATAAAGGCCCGCAAAAAACTCTCAAGGGCAAAGCTGAAGAAACCATCTGTGGTTGATCCGGACCTTATCTGTCATTACCTGATGGAGAAATACGTCGTTACGACAGGCGTAATAACATCGTTTGTAGAGAGTGCTTGGAGAGCGAAGTAATGCAGTGGATTTTGGCATTTTATAAGGAAAAAATTCGTGCATCGCCACGGTGAACGAAATTAAAGAGTATTAATTCAGATATTAATTGACACTTTTATGGCATAGGACCATAACTAGTCTGGTTGTCAGCTTTGTGCCAAAAGCGGAAGTTGAAAACGTACAGTATATTACCTGATGTGGGCAAAGCAGAACCAATACCTCCTAGAGAGGATAGAGGAGTGTAACTCCTCTATCATGACAATCAACCACACCTATAAATTATCGAAAGCAAAACGACGCAGAAAACTATCAGAATGAGAAATTTCAAAGTGTTAGGGACTTTATCCTTCCAGAAAGTCAATGACAACTGATCTTCAAGCCACCTTTTTTCCATTTCACTAAAGAATTTATAATGAGCATACCAATTGCTTCCACAAATTTGTTTGGTGATAGTGGTTTCATCAAATTCTTTTAACAGAATGTCAAGTTGCCCAATATATTTAACAGAATCCGGTTCGCTTTCTGATTTTGCATCGTAATACAATCTTTCAATCTTTCTAAAGATTGCTGTTTGCTTCTTTCCAGCCTCTTCATATTTATTTTTATCACCATCATAGAAATTGATGTACAAACTGCCAATGCTTAAAATGATAAAAATGGCTGCAATATTCTTAGAACTCATTTCATCCATATAAAGGCCTAAAATAGAGACTGCTAGTGATATAATACCAATCCAGCCAGGGAGTTTGCTAACAATATCAAATGTAGCAAAATTTTTCTTAGCGCCAAATCCAACATTATATCCGGCAGAGGCAATCTGAGATAATAAGTCATTTTTTTGCATGATAATTACTCGATTGGTATGTCGATAACGTTTTGGGCAATTACTATATGGTTCTTAACTATGTAACACCAAACCTTGTGATCACCTCTAAATTTTGTATGTTCAGTGTGAGTTACTTGACCTAAAACTATTTGACCTCGAACTTCATCACGCTGCTCAGCTTCTAAACCTCTATTCAGTACTTTCCAGTAAATATCATAAGGCTCAGGAATGATATCCAAACTTGCTTGGTTGATCGAAAATGATAAAGTTCTATTCGGTGGTAACCAATAACGAGCCATATCCGACAGGTAAGCCCTAATTGCACGGTCCCTATACCCGTTTTCTTTGACAATGCAGTTAACTTCGAGGGGGTATCTTATATCAACATCATCAAACTTTTCATCTGTAAACTCTTCCGTATTGCGCCACGTCTGAGCCGTATAGGACTCATTGATGAAATTAGCTGACTCTAACCCCTGAGAGTCACGCATTTCTACAACTGCTTTAGGGAAAGTTAGCCCAAAAACTTCTCGCCAGTGTTCGTGGCATTTCTTTGTCGAGCCATTCTCATAAGCTTCAATCGCTTTTGTGCATAATTTAAAGGCTCGTTTTGCTTGCCGCTGAAAATTTCTATAGACCTTAACTCTCTGCACACTTCCTATCGCTGCATAATGTTCATGGACATCTTCTTGATGCAAAAAGTCAAAGAAGTCTCGACACATAAGCCCATAACTGACCATTCCGGTATTATCATAATCATCTGTTTGTTTCAGAAATCTCCAAGCCAATGTGTCAATGAGAAGCCCCCCCATATCAACGGTGTTTCTATTTTTCCAGGCTCTTAACATGCGGCAAAGATTATGAAGATTACTACTTTTGTTATTACGGAAATTTCTCATTTCGGTAATTTCCATCCGAGGTTTAGTTACTCGCCACCCTCCATTACCATCGTTGGCCTTAGTATCAGGATATTTAAAATGCCCTTCATCAGTCTCAAAAACTGGTTGCACCTCTATATGAAAAGAGTCAAAAATGATTTGTACAACTAATCTATCAACCTTGATCTCTTGCTGGGTAAAAGATAGTTTTAATGCTTCTTTTACATCGCGAAGCAAACGGCGCTGTGGATTAACACCGGATTGGTAATCTCCCCACAATCTCGCGGGCATAATATACAGCATATCCAAGTCTGATGTTTTGCTAACCGCTGTTCGGCGACCTGCTGAACCGACTTTCAATCGATTGTTGAATCCATTCGCTACCCCCCGAAACTCGATGTTAAGTCTTCTTGTGGCATTTTTATAATGTGTTGCAATTGCCTGCATACGTTCGTCTGAAATTTTCAAATTGTTCAAAAAATTTCGAAACATCTCTGCTGTTTGCATCTGACTATCCTTTATCTGTCTATTGTTCTTATGGATCGCCTTTCTGATTGATTTCATATTGGCGAGGTAGCTGGAGTTAAGTAAAATTACTGCGGGTGCTTGAGGCTATTTGCCTCGGGCATGAACACCAGCGGCAGATAGAGAAAAGCCCCAGTTAACATTACGCGTCCTGCAAGACGCTTAACATTAATCTGAGGCCCAATCTATGTCTCACAAATGTAGGTTAGCCTCTTACGTGCCGCAAGGCAAGGAGAAGCAGGCTATGAAGCAGCAAAAGGCGATGTTAATCGCCCTGATCGTCATCTGTTTAACCGTCATAGTGACGGCACTGGTAACGAGGAAAGACCTCTGCGAGGTACGAATCCGAACCGGCCAGACGGAGGTCGCTGTCTTCGTAGACTACGAATCTAGAGAGTAAGAGTGACCAGGCGGGAGAGAAATCTCCCGCCACCTCTGATGAGTCAGGCATCCTCAACGCACCCGCACTTAACCAGCTTTGGCGGGTATATTTTATTTGTGAATATTTTTATAAAAATAATGCCCACGCACAGCATAAAACAAAAAGTATTACAGATAAAAAAGGAACGTAATGTGCAGATTTGTTGTTTTCCATATTTACTCACCTTAATATGATTAATCCTGATAGGGTTGTTATTTCAGCGGTTTTCAAATGAGATATTATGGTGATTTGGCAGATTTGCATAACATTAAAATTTAATTTGTTTAACCGCTTTTAATAATAAGCGTTGTTTTTATCCCAGCAATCTGTTGTTTGGTTTTTATTCCATCAATGTGGGGGCTTTACACTGGAATCAGTTTATTTATACTTTATACGTCAGCCTGAACAACTGTCATCTGCTGCACTGCGCCATCGAGAGATTGAGAAATGGCGCATATACAACTGGTCAAACAAACCTCTTCTGGTTTACTTCTCCCGGCGACGCCGGAGAGTTGCGATTTTCTGCATCAAATCAAAATAGGTGAGTGGATACACGCAGACTTTAAGCGTGTGCGTAACTACGCATTCCACAAGCGTTTTTTCAAACTTCTGCAACTCGGATTCGATTACTGGACTCCGGTCGGTGGGGCGAGCACTCCTCGCGAACGAAAACTGGTGTCCGGTTTCGTTGATTATCTGTGTGAATCAGTAGGCCGGGAACATACGCCAGCCCTGAGTGATGCCGCAGAGCAATACCTTAACACCGTTGCGACTTGCAGAACCCGGGATACGGCCTTACTCAAGTCATTTGACGCTTTTCGCGAATGGGTAACCATTCAGGCCGGATTTTACACCGAACATTTTTATCCGGACGGTAGTCGTGGGCGCAGGGCAAAATCTATCGCATTTGCGAACATGGACGAAACCGAGTTTCAGCAGGTTTATAAATCTGTACTGAATGTGCTGTGGAACTGGATCCTGTTCCGTAAATTTTCCTCTCCGGAGGAAGTCGAAAATGTGGCCGCGCAGTTACTGGAGTTTGCGTAATGGTGGATTTACGTAAAGCGGCGCGGGGGCAGATGTGCACCGTCAGAATTCCTGGCTACTGCAATCACAATCCCGAAACTTCTGTGCTGGCGCATTACAGGCTGGCGGGGACGTGCGGAACAGCGACAAAACCACACGATATGCAGGCAGCGATTGCCTGTAGCTCATGCCACGATTTAATCGACGGGCGGGTAAAAACCAGCGATTACACCAAAGAAGAATTACGCCTGATGCATGCAGAAGGTGTTTTTCGCACACAAGAAATCTGGAGAAAGGAAGGTTATTTATGATTTACCCAACAAATACAGGCAAAAGCGGGGAACACCTTCGTCTCACCACGCTGGAAAGTGTCTGGATTCAGGGAAAACTGCGCATGTGGGGGCGCTGGTCGTATATTGGCGGCGGTAAGACGGGAAATATGTTCAACCAGTTGCTGACCTCTAAAAAGCTGACAAAAACGGCAATTAACGAGGCGCTCCGGAGGATGAAAAAAGCAGGTCTGGACAAACCTGAACTTGAGGCTTTTTTGCGGGATATGATTAACGGTAAGCAAAAGAGCTGGCTGGCGCATTGTACTGATGCAGAGGCGTTATGTATTGATCGGGTCATAAGTGAGGTGCTGGCAGAGCATCCAGGATTGATTAGCGTCCTTCGTCAACGGTATGAGGGGCGGGGGATGACCAAACGCAAAATGGCTGAATTGCTAAATGATGCACACCCAGAGTGGTGTTTTAGCACATGCGAAAAACGGATTGCTAATTGGTTAGCTGTTGCTGAGTATGCCCTATATATTCACATGCGTGAATCATTTGCTGAGAAAATGGCTTGATTTCTTACGTATAAACTGCTTCAATTTTGCTATGCTTCGCAAAGCTGTATCGCGAGGCGAACCAAGCGCATGAACTTTGATACAACCCGCCATTGAGCGGGTTTTTTATGTCCGAAAAACGGCAGAGAACATAAAACGTGCTGGTGGTTGCGAATACTGGTCTTTCGGCTTGTATTTTTGTAAATCGATATATACTTATCTTGTGACCAGTAATGTCAGGGCAATTGATATGAATGAAGCCTGTTCTGTTGTTTTTGTTCATTCCCCGTTTGTTGTGCTCTTTGAAGGAAAAGAGCTCTCTCTTGAAAGTGGTAGTGCACTTCTTGTCAGGGGGGGGGCTGGATCGTTATTGCCCTTTTCGGAATGTTTTCGGCGAATAAGTCTCAGTGAATCGACAATTAGCCGTTACCTGTTGTGTGGAGACGAAAAACAGGATGTAGTTTTAGTCCGGCAAATACCACGATATCTTTGCGTGAGTTTTCCCAAGGCAGAATTGATGGGCATCCTGATTGATTATCTTTGTGAGGAAAAGATTCATACGGACAATTTAGCGGAAATGCTTTCCTTTTCGTGTCTGGCGTTTTTCTCATCAGAGAAAATGTTTTCGTCGTTTCTGACCGCGTGTATTAGCAATATTAGTGACAGGCTTAGTGCATTGTTTCGTACGGACATTGCAGCAAACTGGACTCTGAGAGATGTATCTTCGCGGTTATGTATCAGTGAAAGTTTGTTAAAAAAAAGACTGAAAGAAGAAGGCACCTGTTTCAGTGAGTTGTTGCTTACAGAGAGAATGAGAATGGCAGCAATGCTGTTGAGTCAATCTCGTTGCGCCATCAACAGAATCGCTGCTCAGTGCGGCTATAATTTTACATCTTATTTTATCAGCGTATTCAGGAGTTATTTTGGTGTTACACCGGCAGGTTACAGGATGGCTGCATTCAATGAGATGAGTTTAAGTGTTACTCAAGAATAATTGAATTTTGCACTCATTGAAAACAGGCTCGCTGCGGCGGGCCTTTTTCATATCCGCGCCGCGCCCGGCGCACATCACATCAGATAACACCACACAAAAGGCATCTGCGGGTGCCTTTGACAGGGTGTTTTTACGGGCCGCTGGAGGCCCTTTTTTATTTGTGGGAGGAAAAAGCATGTCTGAACCCTTATCCGGTTCCGGTACGGCTGCGGCGCTCGGCGGGGCGACGGTATTCGGGCTGTTTACCGGAACGGATTTCGGGATTGTGTTTGGTGCGTTCGCCGGGGCGTTATTTGTGGCAACGATGCCGCAGGCGCTTTCAGCCTGGCGTGTGGCGGCGCATTTTCTGGTGTCGTTCATTATCGGCGTGCTGGGCGCAGAGGTTCTGGCATCCTGGCTGGTAAAGCGTACAGGGTTTGACGGTGCGCCTGTCGACGCACTGTGTGCAGTGCTGGTGTCAGTGGTGTCGGTGAAGATTCTCTCGTTCATCCACCAGCAGGATATTGCATCGCTGGTGTCCGGCCTGTTCTCCCGCCTGCGGGGTGGAGGAGGCGGCAATGTTAAGTAACCTTCCCGGATTACTGAATGTGGCGTTATGCACGGTTATCGTGCTGACGCTCTTTTTTTATCGTCGCCGTGATTCCAGACATAAACCGCTGATGTCATGGCTGGCCTGGCTGCTGATGCTGCTGTATGCCTTTGCGCCCCTCAGCTATCTGTGTGGTCGCCCGTTAGCAACGGGCTGGCTGGAAGTGTTTTTTAACCTGCTGTTCTGCGTGCTGGTGGTTCGTGCTCGTGGGAACGTTTCAAAAATCTTTGTATTACGAAGGCGCTGAGATGAAGTCGAAAGATGAAATTTTTGATGCTGTTCTTGGCAAAGAGGGCGGCTACGTCAACCACCCTGATGATAAAGGTGGTCCGACTAAATGGGGCATTACTGGAAAAGTTGCCCGTGCACACGGTTATCAGGGGGATATTCGTGACCTGACGCGTGGGCAGGCCCTCGAAATTCTTGAAGCGGACTACTGGTACGGGCCACGTTTTCACAAGGTTGCGAGCCTGTCTCCGGAGATCGCTGCTGAATTGTGTGATACCGGCGTAAACATGGGGCCGTCAGTGGCATCCAGAATGCTTCAGCGCTGGCTTAATGTATTTAACCAGAAAGGAGAGTTGTATCCGGACATTGATGCAGATGGTTGTATCGGCCCACGTACCATTAATGCGTTACGCGCCTATTTGTCAAAACGTGGCAGGGATGGTGAGTTGGTGATTCTGACAGCGCTAAACTGTACGCAGGGAGATCGCTACCTTGAACTGGCAGAAAAACGTGAGGCTAATGAATCGTTCGTGTATGGCTGGATGAAAGAGCGCGTGGTGGTGTAGTTGGCATTAATGAGGCCAGTAAATCCAACCTGCGGTTAGCTTGTTATTAGACTTACCGAACAAGAAAAACGACTGGAGAAAGAGTTCGGTTTTTATACCAAACAAAGAGGAGAATATGAATCAGTGAGTACAGAGAAAAATCCTCGGCAGATCGTATAAATCTTCTTTTAAAGCCGTCCGTTATGAAAGGAATAGAAAAGAAAGTAACTGCACGTCTTTATGTGACACGGTCTGCTTTTGCTATTTTTCTTTTGGAGATTGTTATTTGCGCATCAAGTGCAGATAGAGTTGCCCATCGAGATGGGCAACTTATGATATTATTGTGAGCAATATACCCGAGCTTCCAGCGGAGTATAAATGCCGAAAGTGATAAAACCGAGCAATCCATTTACGAATGTTTGCTGGGTTTCAGTCTTAACAACTTTTTCTGCGCCACCACAAATTTTGGCTGCATCGACAGTTTTCTTCTGACCAATTCCAGAAACGAAGAAATGATGAGTGATGGTTTCCTTCGGTGTTACTGTTGTCGGTTGGTTTTCAACAGTAAACGTCTGTTGAGCACATCCAGAGATAAGCAGGGCCAGCGTGAACGTGAGTAGCGTTTTTTTCATAGTGTTATTCCCGTTGTGTTTTTAAGGTTGTTGAATCGTATTTGTAGAAATTTAAACAAAACCTAAACAATGAGTTGAAATCTCATATTTTTAATGTTTATTAAAGTATGCCAGATGTGCTGTATTTTCATTGTATTCCCGGATTAACTATGTCCACAGTACCGACTGGTAACTCCTGTGTGGGAGTGCCGGATAGTGAGGGGGATTAAACCGGGCGATATGGTTTAGCGTGGAAAAAATTGTGTCGTGTTCTGAATGCTTTCGGTAAACAATAATGAGTTGTCAAAGGTATAGTAATACCTTTTGTGTTCATGGACATTTGTAACCCATCGGAAAACTCCAGCCTTAGCCAGATTTTCCCTGTATTCATGAAATGTGATTTCTCTTGATTTCAACTTATGAGAGTAAGTTTCTATAAGTCGCGTGTCTCTGCGAAATTTAACATTCACAACCTCCTTAAGTCCTTTTATTAACACTGTGTTATCATTTTTCAATACAACGTGAATATTACCTGTGGCTAAATAGTAAATGTAATGTGAGACATTGTGACGTTTTAGTTCAGAGTAAAATCGGTCACAGTTTAAATCTTTCCGCACTTGATCAAATATTTCTTTAAAAATGGCAACCTGAGCCATCAGTATAACCTTGTATATGATATGGGGTGCGTAGTCTGCATGAGAGCTTTTAATACTGCAATCTGGTCAGATGTCTTTATCCTGTGTGGATGATAATTGTCAGAGATTATGAGGTTTTTTTAACCTATGGAATTACCGGAAGGTGCGAAAATTACAAAGTAAGAAGCGTTATAGAAGTCCTTCATACAGTGAAGGACTTCTATAATCTTAGAAATAAAAAAACCGGTCATAGGGAGCTACACAGAACCGGCCGGCGAAGACCGCCAATACCACCCATGCATCGATACAACATACTACTGACAATAGCTGCTATTGATGTAAAAGCAATGTTATGCATCGATGAAAATAAAAAACCGGCAGGGGAAATCCATTGAAGATTTGCCGGTGGCAAAAGTAGCCAATGCTTTTATAACCGTAGTCGCAGAGTTATGAAGTGCAACACCGAATGCTGTCGGTATATGACTGAATGGTGTTTCAATGATGTACATCATTCCTACTGTAAATGTAATTAATAATAACTCTATTTGTACGGGTCCTTCCGGTGGGGTGGTCTGCCACGGGGCGGCGACCTCGCGGGTTTTCGCTATTTATGAAAATTTTCCGGTTTAAGGCGTTTCCGTTCTTCTTCGTCGTAACTTAATGTTTTTATTTAAAATACCCCCTGAAAAGAAAGGAAACGACAGGTGCTGAAAACGGGCTTTTTGGCCTTTGTCGTTTCCTTTCTCTGTTTTTGTCCGTGGAATGAACAATGGAAGTCAACAAAAAGCAGCTGGCTGACATTTTCGGTGCGAGTATCCGTACCATTCAGAACTGGCAGGAACAGGGAATGCCAGTTCTGCGAGGCGGTGGCAAGGGTAATGAGGTGCTTTATGATTCTGCCGCCGTCATAAAATGGTATGCCGAAAGGGATGCTGAAATTGAGAACGAAAAGCTGCGCCGGGAAGTTGAAGAACTGTGGCAGGCCAGCGAGACAGAT